AATCAAATAATAAATATTCTGTTGGATTAACTCTTAACCATTTATTTAAAATTAATTTCAATTCTTTAGGAATATCTATTTTATCTTGCCCTTTTGTTTTACTTGTTTTGTAAATATTAAAAACCATTGTTTTATTTTTTATAAAATTATCTTTTTCTGTATCAATATTTTTTATTTTCATTTCTGTAAAATCTAATGCTCGTCTTGGTGGGATTAATGTAAATAATGCTAACATTACGAAATCTTGAATTTCTTGTAATTCTTTCATTTTTAGATCACCTTTTTTATAATTCACAGAAGCCCTTTTTTTCAGAGAAGTAAATATTTTTTTAATCTCTTCTTTTGTCATCCACGCTTGAGTCTCTTTTTCATTTTTATTTCCATTTTTTTTATCCTTATTGTAATTGTTAATATCTTTTAACATTTGTTCTTTAAACTTATCATCACCAGTAATGACTAATAAAGCACTTAATCGTGTTTTTCTAACAGAACCAGGCATATCTTGCAAATATTCTAAAATTTGTTTTGTTTTTTTGAAATCTTTTAGATCATTAAATTTTAAATCTTTAGAAATTGTTTTTAAAATAGATGTGTATGTCTTTACTGATTTTTCATTCAAATTAGGTCGTTTTTCCTTAATTAAATCACTTATAGAAACTTGAGAAATCATTTTATTATTTTATTATATAATTTAGTTTATATATTAATTTTTCTATAGTTTTTTTTATATTTTTTTTTTCTTGTATATATATATACACAAATAAAAATGAATTATAACTTTAAAAAAAACAAAATAAATGGAGATAGGGCTGAAAATGAATTCAAGGCTTTATGTATTCATTATAATAAAGAAATCAAAGATTCAACATTAGAAGAAGATAAATATAAACATATTGATTTTTATGTAAAATTAAAGAATAATATGAAAACTGTTGATGTTAAAAGTATTAAAAAAGTTTTTGGTGAATACAATAATGATTTATATTATATTGAATTAGTAAATGATTATGGATATCCTGGTTGGATTTATAGTAAAGATTTAGATTTAATAGCATTTGAAAATGTAAATGAATATAATATATATCGAAGAAAAGATATATTAGATTTTTTGGATGAAAAAAAAAATAAATATAAAGAAATAAAAAGAAAACTTCATTTTTGTAATACATATTCAAAATGTATTTTATTACCAAAAAGAGATATAGAATATTTCAAATATTATGAACTGGAAAAGACAAAATAGAATATAATACAACAAATACAATAAAATATGTATTTTTTTTATTATTTATATAACATCTTACACATCTAAAAACTTGTCTGTCGTTTGTTTCATTAAAAAAATATCTTGTTGAAAAACAAACTTTTATCATATGTGATGTATAAAACGTTTGATTACACATATCGCATTTTGTAATTAGATATTGATATATATTATATACTAATTCTATAGGAAGTTTATTCATTATATAAATTAATGTATATAAATTATCTACTGACACCACTCAACATTGATACTTTTTTTAATCTATGTGCTGGTGGAAGATAATGAGTCGCTGGAGGAGCGTCTAATCCTAAACGCTCTTGTCCTCCACCTAAAGATAAACCACGTCCAATTCGTCCTTTCATTACTGGACCTCTAATTGGGAGAGTTGTCATTGGTGGTCTAAATTCTTTTCTCAAATCTTTTGCTTTTTCTCGAATATCTTCTCTTATTTGGTCTTTAATACCAATTCTGCCTCCTGCTCTTAAACCATCACCTCCTGCTCGTAATCCTTGACCTAACATTTCTTCAACATCATCTAATGCGTCCATTGCTTCACCAATAGAACCACCTGCCATTAAACCAAGTCCTATCGCTTTTACAGCCATATCAATACCCTTATCTCCATATTTAGCATTTACTGCTGTTAATGCTGGAACTAATGGAGATGCTGGCGTTCCTGCGAGTGCTGTAATACCTGCTTGAATACCCATTTTAGAACCTGTTTTAACACCTTTTCTAATCATTTCACCTGCTTTTGTATCTTTAATATTATCTTTGTAAAATTTAGGTGCTTTTTTGATAGCCTTACCTGCTTTTTTAAATCCTTTCTTGATATCCCCAAATAAACCTGATCCACTCATTTCTTTTTTAACTTCATCATCATCTACCATATCTGGATTTTCATTTACTTGTATTTCTTCTTCATCTAATTTAAATTGTTTTCCTCTTCCTGAATCAAATGCTTTCGTAAGAGCATTATATTTATCAGGATGAACTAACATAACTGTCCCTTTACCTTCCATTGCTCTATTTTTTTTAGCGAGTCTAACAGAGACTCCTTTTCTTAATTTTGCTTTTTGTGCTGGACTTAATTGTAATCGAATAACTCTCATATTTTATATATAATATATTATTAGATATTTATATTGTTAAAAAATTTATATTTTTATTTTATTATGTTATTATATAATATAATGTGTATAAAATGTATAAATTACGAAAGTTTGAACTGTATTTTGAATTTTTTATTATTAATCTCAAATTCAATGTCTATGGTGATAACGTGCTATAATTTACAAAATGTTGAATCTTCTGTTGAATTTATTTTAATTTTAGTATCTTTAGGTGTTTCAATGCTTTGCGTTGCTATAAAACAAAGTATGAAATTAGAAAGCATAATAAAAGAAGAAAAAATAAAAAATTTGATAAAAAAAAGAGATAATATTGATGAATTAATAGAAGAATTATTTTAGTATCCTAACTGTAATAGAATGGTGAAAATTTCATTAGACTCTAATTTTGATATATGACCTGTTGATGATAATTTCAATAATAAAACTTTGAATTCTTTTATCATATTTTCGTTATCATTACCAGCCATTATCATACCACGCATAACATTAAATTTATTTATATCACTTTGAATTTTAGATAATGTTGGACTTGGAATTTTCAATCTATCATTAATACCAACTTTTTCAGCCATTTGTGAAAGATAATCTTTTTCATCATCTTTTAATTCATCAACATCTTTAGGATTTACTGATTCACCTGAAATAAAATCATCCATAATTTTTTTCATAACAGATGACATTCTTCGATTTTCTAAACCTTTTATAGGAAATCCTTTCTTACTTCTAAATTGCAACTTTCCACCTTTTAATTGTTTTAAATCTAATTGATATTTTCCAAAAGGTAAAAACTTATTCATTGGATCTTGTCGATTCACATAAGAAATATTATGAAGTTTATTAATTTTGTAATTTGAATTAATATATTTATTTTCCATATTTATATATATATTAATTTATATATTTTTTTTTAGTATTTTTTTTGTTCTAAAATTTTAAAATTTTTATATAAATAAATTAAAAAAATAGAACAATTATAAAAATAAAATATCTTTATCCAAACCTATTTTATAACAATAATAAAAACAGTCAAAATTACAATTAGATTTATAATTTAAATCACCATCTCTTATAAAATGTATTCTTTTTTTAGGAATAATTATTTGTATTTCATCCTTAAATATTTTCAAAGTTTTAGTATTTAATTTAGATGAGGGCATAATCATAATAAAAGGTTTTTTAAGTTCTTTTAATCTAATTAAAATTTCTTTATACATTGTAAAGGGTGGATTAGATACTATTATATCACCTAAATCGTGTTTAAAAAAATCAATTTCTTGATGTATTACATCAAAACCTAACTCTTTCAAATAATTACCACTTTTACCATCACAGTAAAATGCTTCCCATATCTTTTTATTTTTAGGTATTAAATGTTTTATATCTTCCCACGCGTATTTAGGTGTTATATAATCATCATATTTCAAAAATGATTTATGTTGAAAATTAGACATATAAAGTATATATATATTTTATTTTTTTTTATAAGTTTCTTTTGCTTTTTTCATACATTCTTTTAATGATAATCCTGGGTTCTCTTTTCTACACTTCATTAAGTGTTCCATCCAACTATTCATTTTTTTAGGTGGCATAATTTTTATATATATAATCTAATTATATATTTTATTTTCACAAATTTATAATTTTTTTCTTATTGTTTCAGTTTTTGTTAAAATTTTAACAGTTCTACCATCTATTTTATCAGTTGTTTTTTCTGTTGTTGTTTTAACCATTGTTTTTTCACTTTTTTTATTAGATTTTTCTTCTGGTTCTTTTTCTGTTTCTGTTTGTGTTTCTACAGTTGATTTACTTTTATATGTTTTACTTGCTTTTTTCATTGCTTCTGCGTGAGATAATAAAGGATTTTCTTTTTTAATTTTTGATACGTGTTTCATCCATTTATTTCCTTGACCTGTAATCTTTTTTACACCTCTCGCAAGTCCTACAACAAATTCACTTATTTTTTGTTTCCAAGTTGGAATTTTTTTAGCCAGTTCTGCTACATCTTGTTTTACAAATTCTTTATTATAAGTTGCGTTTATAGAATCTAAAGCGTTCAATACAAAATCTTGACAATTATTTTTTAATGGATGATAACCTGTAAATTTTGCATCTCCCATTCGTTTTTTTGTCAAATCAACTAATTCATTAATAGTTATATCTTTATTAAATTGAACTGGTGATGTTTCTGCTTTTTTTAAAAATGATTTTTTATTAACTTTTACAAATGTATAAGATTCTTGTTTATCAAAAGCATATTTATCATTTATCAAAATACCTAAATGAAAAAATTTATCGTAAGGTTGTTTTTTTAAGAAAGCATCTACTTTATCATTTGTTAATTTATTTAATACTTCTACTAATTTATTATCTAATGGTTTTCTGAAAATTTCTATTTTCTTTATTTTTTCTTTTCCATATTTTTTAATATTTCTATCAGTTTTAGAACCAAATAAAAATGCTAATCCACCTTCTATTTCTTTCTTTTTTTTAGGTGAAGGTAAGGGTTTTATTTCCTCATCAAAAGAAATTCTATTTTTACTCATAATTTTATTATATAAATAGTTTATATTTTTATTAAAATGAAAAAAAATATAATTTAAATATATACATTAATCATAATGACAATAGAAAACTTTTATAAAAAATCAGGGATGTCTAAATATTTAATTAAACAAGATAATCCCAATTTACATTTACATAATATATCAGTCCTACCTTTTAGAATGGTTGTTGTGGCTCCATCTGGAAGTGGTAAAACAAATTTTATATTAAATATGCTTCAAAAGTTTTCACAAGGAAAAGGCACATTTAATACAATTACTATTATTACAAAAAATAAACAAGAACCTTTATATGAATGGTTAGAAGATAAAACAAAGAAAACTGTTAAAATTTTAGAAGGTATTGAAAATATCCCTAAATTAGATAGTTTCAACAAACAAGACCAACATATCGTAATTTTCGATGATCTCGTTTTAGAAAAAGACCAAAAAAAGATGAATGAATTTTATATAAGAGGCAGAAAAAAAGGGATTTCTGTATGTTATTTATCACAAAGTTTTTTTAAAATACCTAAAGTTATTAGAACAAATTGTAATTATTTCGTTATTTTAAAACTATCAGGAAAAAGAGATTTAAATCTTATTTTAAGCGAATTTGAATTAGGTGTATCAAAACAAGAATTAATGGATATGTATGAATACGCGACAAAAGAAAAATTTAATGTTTTACTAATTGATGTCGAAGCACCAAAAGATAAGAAATTTAGAAAGAACTTCTTGGAATATATTGATGTGTGAAACCATAATAAATAAAAAACAAATTGCTCTATTTTTTTAAAAATATATATAATAAATTTTAAAATTTTAGAACACGAAATTAGACTAATGAAATACTAAAAAATATATATATATAAAATTTAGTAATTTATGAGGACTAAAAATTAAATTTCAATAGATTTTTTTTCTTCTTGATGACCTTCTTTTTTGGCTTCACACTCCAATAATTTATTTTCTTCAATGGCTTTATTAAATGGATCTAATAATTCATCAATGAAATCAATACCTAATATATTTTGTGTGATAACATAACCATTTATTATTTCGCCTAATATATCACCTTTAATTTTATCTAAATTTTCGTGTTCTGTATCAATATATTGATTTCTTACTGGAGTTAATTGTTTTGAATATATGTATTTTTTTTGTGGTGTTCTAAAAACCTTTATATACATTTTTAGAAAAGCATTATATAATTCTAAAACTAAAAGATTCATTTGTTATATAATTAATATATATATTTTATTTCTATAGATTTAATTTTTATATATTCATTTATATATATTTATTTTCTTAATTATAATATATATATTATGTATCCCCAGTTAGCATATTATTACGAACATAGAGACTATAAGTTGCAATATCAAAAAGAATATTATAAAAAAAATAAAGAATGGATTACTAAATATTACAAATCTTATTATGAAAAAAATAAATCTTTCGATAAAAAAAATAAAAAAAAAAATAAAAAATCAAATAATAGGAAAAAAAAAGAGATTAAAACAGAACCAATCAAAAGAGTATTTACTTTTACTGTAAGTTTTGATTAAAATCTATAATTTATTATTATATGTATTTTCAATATTGAAAGATATATCATCAAATAGAAAATAAACATATAAATATACAAAATAAATTATTCTGGAATATCCCAATTATTATCTTTTAATCTCTTATTATAATCATTTACAGATGCTTTTAAAGTTTCTTTATTCCATAAAATAAACATAGATAAATAACCAGCCCTTTTAGGGTCATCTGTTTCTAAATCTTTAGTATGACGCTTATTATAATTTTCTTTTCTTTTTTTATCTTTGTGATCTAAAAAAGTTCCAAATTTAGGATTTGTTAATCCAAAATCAACTTTAGTATCATCACTAAAAATTGCTCTAAATCTTTTTTTTCCATTAATTTCTTCAACTTTATCTAATTTATAATTATAGATTCTATATTTATTAAATTCTTTTTTATCTATTTTTCTTGAAGGTCCATCCATTAGAACAGAACATAATCTCGCATAACCCCAAGAATATGGATTTTGTTTAGGTCTGCTTCCTGATGTTTGATATGCTTTCATACCTTTAGATTTTATTAATTCTTGTCCTTTTGTTCTTAATAAATTTTTATCAATCCAATCTGTTTCTGTAATTTTATGGTCGTATTTATTTTCAAACTGCTCGCACCAAGGTGATCTTTTAGATTTAAATTTAACATCTTTAGGTCTATCTTCACCTTCAAATATAGATTTTATCTGTTTTTCTAAATCATCCCCTTTTAATCCTTTTACATATGTTTCAGGAACACTTCTTTTTTTATTTTTGTATGTAATCATAACTTTTTTATAACCATTACCATAAATCATATTTATATAATAATATATAACAAAAAAAAAATATTTGTTCTATTTTTTTAAAATCTAACTAAAATATATATAATGAAACTTCCAAAATGGTTAAAAAAAATTTTAATTGATATTTTAGATGATGATGAATTAATTTATATCATTTTCAAATCTTTACATTATTTCAAAGAAAAAACTGATAATGAAATTGATGATTTTGTAATAGAATTTTTAGATAAGAAATTTAATTCTAATAGATTAACTTCTTTCGATATCTTAAAAAAAGATTAATTTCTTATTTCCATATTTTCAATATCTACTTTTATTTCATCACCATTTTTAGTAATATCATCTACATCTGCTACTTTATCGAAAACTTTATCTAATCCTTGAGGTGCTTTATTAGGTTCTTGAAAAAATAATTTTAAAATAAATTCGTTCTTCTTCCAATCTACAACTTCATCTAAATCTTCAAATAAATCTAAAAATATAGCAGAATCTAAATAAATATTTCCTGTTCTATTATAAAATTTATTAACAAAATGTAAATAAGCCATAACAAACCAACCACAAGCATCACTCATTAATGATTGAATATTTTTAGTGGTATAATTTAATTTTTTTTTAAATCTTTTTTCAACAACTTTCTTTATATCTTCAGGAGGTGCCATACCATACGAATCAAAATAAAATGGTGTAATTACTTTATTTACTTTTCCTATGTGTAATCCTACCCAATGACTACCTATATTAGGTTTTCCATCTTCATCATATTCATCCATCAAATTTATAACATAACTTTTATTTACTTCTAAATCATTAGGTTCTAAATCATCTTTAAAATAAACACCTTTTAATGGAATTCCCATTTTAGGAGCCAATTTTAACATTTGAAAATTATTTAACATTTTTTTATATATTATATATTTAGATAAAAAAAAATACAAAAATTTTTATACACTTTTTTTTTAGTAATTTATCTAATACTAAAAATAAGGCTTCAAAGTTGCAAGATATCAAAAAATATCATCTTAATTAAATAATCGAATATTTTTTTTATTTTTTTCTATGGTTTCACACAATTAGATTCTAACTTTTTAATAGCATCTTCCATTTTTTCATTTTGTTTTATTAAAGATTGTGCTACACAAATTAAGGGACTTATTAATTCTTGATATCTTAAACCATAAGCGTCATTTTCTTCATCGTGTATATATAAACCCCAATCAAAAGGCATAGATTTTTTTACTTCTTGAGCGATTAATCCTGTATGTGTTTCTTTGTTTTTTCCTTCTTTCCATTTATAAGATATTGGATTTAGATCCATTACGAAGTCTATCATTTTATCTTCATCTAAATTTTGAATCCAGTTTTTCTTTCTTTCATCACTGGTATTTATAGTTGAATTTGTTGCGAATATTTCACTAAATCTAAAACTTGATGATCCAATATCATAACTATCGTCAATATTTGGTCTAACGTTATTAGTATAAAATGTATTTCTTACATAAAACCCACCTAATCTATCAACAAATAATCCAACATTAGGGTCATCCCCTGTCCCATCATCAATTGCTATAGATAAACCTGCTACAGATGTATCTGTTGAATCGTATGCTGTTCCTATATACATTGTGTTAAAAGTTGCATTATCAAAAACCATTTGAGGAACAAATCTATCAACTCCTGCGACTGTTCCAATATTTCCAAAATCAACTGTTGAATCTTCTGTATTATTAGAACAATGAATTTCGTTAGTATGAAATAAATCAAATCTTTTTGTATCTGTTCCAATATTAAAAGTTCCTGTTGTGGAAGCCTCTAAATTAGAATCTAAAACTGTTTCACCTGAAACAACTGATAAATATTCAGTTTTTTCTTGAATTTTATTTAATTGAGTTTCGATTTCTTCATCTGTTAAATTGTCCTTAAATACTGTGGAATTAAAAGAACTTAAATTATTATCTGGTGGTAAATATGAAGACATTGTTTTTTATTATATACTATTTATTTAGATAAAATATTTAATCTTTTTTTTAATTCTTCATTTTTTTCTATTAAATACTGATATGTTTTTATTAAAATAGCATATAATTCATCATATCTTACACCTAAAAAATCACCTTCATTATATAATAAACCCCATTCTTCAATCATAGGATTAATCTCTTGATAAATCAATCCACAATGAAATCTTTTATGATTTTTAAATTTATATCTAACAGTTCTTAATGATTTTATAAATTCAATTGTTTTTTCTTTATCTAACTTTTTAATATCTGTTTTTTGTCTTTCATCGCTCGTATTTATTGTTCCATTTGAAGCGAATATATCATCCCATCTAAAACTCGAAGAACCTAATTGATATGTATTATCTATGTTTGGTCTTATATCATTATTTCTTAAAAGTCCTCTATTATAAATAGTTCCATCTTTTTGTAATAAATAACATAATTTAGGATTTGGTCCTGAACCTCCTGTAATAGCCATCGTAAAACCATTATTAGAATTATTACCATTTTCGTATGCTATACCCATATACATACCTCTTCTATCTGTATTAAAAAAGATAGGTTGAGACATAGCATCTACTGATGTATTTGTTGTTATATTATTACCTGTTATAGAAGTATCATTGCCTCCATCATTTATTAAAACTTTATTCCCATAAAAGTTGAAAGTATTATTATGACTTAATCCTAATCTATGATTTCCATCGTGATTAGGAACTAAATTAGAAGATAAAACTGTATTAGTGCCTGAAATAGATAATTTAGATGTTTTTGTTTTTTGTGTAATTAGATGGTTTTCAACATTAACTTTTGTTTCAAAATTCAAAGGATTAAATTTATTATATGTAAATTGAGGTGGATAATATGAAGTCATTTTAATTATATATATAATAAATAGATATATATTTTTTGTTCTATTTTTTTAAAATTCTTATTATATATTTTTAAAATTTTAGAACATTTATTTTTTTAATTTATAAATTTTAATCATTCCTGGAGAATTATAACCTGAACCATAACCAAAACCTTCAATAAGTTTCATATCATTAGGATCAACGCCTGATTTTAATTTAGGGTCAGTTTCCCAATCATCATAATAATTCGCCATATGACCTTCTAATGCTGGTGTATCATTTTTAATGGCTGTAATACCAAAAGAACTTTTATCTGGTGGTTGAATATTATTATATTGTGTAAATTCAAATTTATTTGATTTAGGATTATAACCTCTTGCTAAAAGTTCATAAATAATTTGTGCTTTTGACATCGCTTTCAAATCATTCAAAGATAATGGTCTCATAGGAAATTTTTGTGCTCTTGTTAAACCTCCAAGAATTTTTGGGTCATCTTTTTGTGCTTGATAAAATGCTTTAAATTCATTTCTCATTAAACCTATTAAATCCTTTTTACCTAAATCTTGTAAGTCTTTGTATCTTTTAACACCTACAATTTTTTCTGGTTTTACTGGTAATCCTGGTAATGCTGGTAATATAGGCATAGTTCCTGGGTTAAAATATGTTGGAATAGGAGGAGTAATTGTTGATGTTGGAATACCTGGTTTATTAACTTCTAATTTAGGTCTTGGAAAATCTTTTAAACCTACACTTTCAGCGATTCGATAAACTGAAAAATAACCATCTAATTCATTTGGAAATAATGAAACATAATCTCTAATTTCTGTTGAAACTATCCTTACTTTATTAGGTGTTGCATTAAAAGTATCAGTAAATAAATTTATGTCAGGCATTCTTAATCTTTCTTTCATAAATCTTGCTTTATGAATTTCAATACCTAATCTCAATAAAACATCATCACTTAAATTTTCTAAATAATCTGTAATATCTGTCATACTTGGAACATCGATATCTTTTATTTTTTCTAATTGTTGTCTATTAAATATTTCAAAGGCAGATTTGAGATTATTAGCAGTTGCTACTGTAAAATTATTATTAAAAACTTTTTTGAATGCTGGTAATCTTTCTAATAAAAAAGTTTTTAATGTATCATCTAAACTTTGAATAAATACTTTAGATTCTCCTGGGTTTCCACCTAATTCTCTTACTATATATTTTTCGATATTTTCATCAGTTTTAGATTTATCTAAATAATCTTGTAATGTTGATTTTTTATCTCTTCCAGCGATTAATGATGAACCAGTATCTTGTGTATGCTGTTTATTTTTTTTAAAATAAATTCTATTTTTAGATTTTTGATCCAACTCATCAAAATATCGTTGTCTTTTAAGTTCTAACGTTTTTAAATCTTTTCCTACAAAAGGCATAATTATTTATTATATATATATTAAATAAGAAATTATTTTCAAAAAGTTAATTTTTTAGAAAAAAAAATCTAATTAAAAGTTATATATAAAATAATGGTAAATACAATTGTTCTAAAATCATCAAACATAGTTGATACAACAAAAAACTCAACTTTTGAGTATAATTTTCCAAATTCTATTAATTTTAAAGATATGGAACTTGCATTAATTCAAGCATCTATGTATTATACCTGGTTTAATATTAGTGATGAATTAGGAAATAGGACTTTTTCATATCAATATGTCGTGGGTGGAACAACAAATACGAGAACTTTAACGTTAGATGAAGGTTTATATGAAGTGAGTGATATTAACAAAGCACTACAATTCGATTTTATTAATGCTGGATTATATTTAGTAAATGGCGATGGTGATAATGTTTATTATGCTGAATTTTTGATAAATACAGTTTTAAATTCTGTTGATATAAATACTTATGCTGTTCCAACATCTTTACCTTCTGGATTTACACAACCTTCAAACTGGGTGGGTTATCCAACAACAACTTATAATGTAAATGTTCGTATGGCGTCTGCTTTCAATGAAATTGTTGGTTATGCTACTGATTTTGAAAGTGGTTTATCATCAGGAACTGGAACAACATTGACATTTAATTCAACAATTGCCCCAAATGTGAATCCTAATTCATCTGTATTAGTTGAATGTAATATAATAGATAATCCATTTGGAAATCCATCAGGTATAATTTATGCTATTGTTCCTAATGTGGGCGTTGGATCATTAATTAACGTTCAACCTCCTGAATATGCTTTTAATGATATTAAAGATGGTGTTTATAATAATTTAAGAGTTAGATTATTGAATAAAAATACATTAACGCCTTTAACAATTCAAGATGGAGAAATTACATTAATTTTAGGATTAAAAAAAAAATATACATATGAAATGTAAAAAAAAATTGATAAAAACAAATATCTAATTTTATGTTATATATATATATAATGACACACTGTTTTATTGTAAATCCAAAAAATATAAAAAAACACAAGGTTAATTTAAATCCTTTGAGAAATACCAAATTAATGGATGAAGAACCTAAAATGTCTAAATTTGAAAAAAATTTAAACAGAAAAATTCAAGGCGAAGGTATGAAAGAATTAACAGATAAATTAAAAAATCTAAATGTTAAAGATTCTATGAAAAATATTAGAATCACTTTTTAATGCTCTAAAATTTTTAAATTTTATATATAATAAATTAAAAAAATAGAACAATTATTATTTATTTTTTTTGTTTTTCAATTTCATCATAATAAGTTTTAAAAAAACTATCATATTCTATTTTTAGTCGTGTATATTCATTTGATAATATTTGATTATTATGACGCAGTTCTTGAATTATAGTCTCTAATTTTAAAACTTTATTGTATGTATCATCACATTTTTTACAAATTTTATAATAATCTTTTTCTAAATCTTCTATATCTTTTTCAAAACAGTCCAAACAACAAGGCATAATATATATTAGATTTAGATATTATTTTTTTTTCAAGAAATTCCTAATAATTGTTCTATAATATCTAAACGTATTTTAAAACTTTCATTTTCTTTTTTCAATTTTTCATTATCATTTTTTAGATCATCATTTTCTTTTATTAAATCTTTTATACAACATATCATAGGTGATATTAATTCAGTATATCTTAAACCATAAGAATCAGCCTCTTCATCGTGGATATATAATCCCCAATCAAATGGCATCTGTTCTTTTAATTCTTGACTAATTAAACCACAATGGTATCGTGTTTTTTCATTGAATATAAATTTTACTGGATTCAAATTTGAAATAAAATCTTTCATTTCTGTTTGATCTAAACTTTCTATTGAATGTTTTTCTCTTAAATCACTCGTATTTATAGTTCCATTTGTGGCGAAAACATCATCCCAACGACGCGATGAAGAGCCTAAATCATATTGATTATTTGTCGCTGGTTTTACGTGTCCTGAATTTATATGACTTCTAAAATATGCTTGACTATTACTTGCTAAATATAATGCTATATTTGGATCATCCCCACCCCCAGCATTATATCCCAATCCAATACCAGCACCTGTGCCTCCTGATTCAGTGACGACTCCAACAAAACAAGGTCTTTCACTTGTATCCATATTAATACAAGCTTTAAAATATTCCACCTGACTTCTTCCATTATCGATTAATCCCCAATCAATTGAAGTATCATCAGTATCATAAGTAATAATCAATTGTCCTGATGATTGTGTATTAGTTCCTGACGCTGTTAAACCTGCTGTTTTATCTTCAACTGCTTGAACTTCTGTTTGTAATGTTATAATACTTGATCCAAAAAACGTTAATAGTGTATCAACATCATTATTATTAGGTAAATCTAATTGAGCGTTAATATCTAAAAAATTTCCATCTATGGTTGTTGTCGTTGAAGTTCCAGAAATATTTTGTGTTTTGTTATTTAATGATGTAATTGTTGAATTAACATTATGAGAACTTGTAATAATATTATCAAAATAAGATGTTGAAAAAATATTACCTGAAGCACCAATAGAAAATGTATTAGTTGTTTCTGGAAGTATATTAACATTAAATTTTATATCCACATCATCACACGATAAAGATGTATGAGTTCCTCCTGAATCTTGAAAAGTAAATTTAATAGGTTTAACAGTTCCTGAACTAAAACTATGTAAATCTAAAAATGTGCCTATAGTGCCTAAATAACCATTAAATACATTATGAGCGTATAAAGTCAAATAAGAACCTAAAGAAGCATTATTATTATCTTTATCACCATTCAATACAAAATAAACAGAATCATTATTTTCATGAAAAATACTTTGACTGCTTAAAATTGTATCTGTTCCTGAAACTGAAATATATTGAGTTTTTGTTTCTAAATTCGTGATATCTGTATCTAAACTCGTATGATTTGATGTTTCTATATCTTGACTATATAATTTAGTGAAAAATTTAGATGAACTTCCTAACGCTCTTGTTGCATTTCCATCTGGTTCTATTTCGTGTGTTATAAACTTTGTATGTGCTTCTATATCAGTTCCTATTTCAAATTTTAATATATCTCCACTTGTTCCAGTTATAAATTTAAAATTATCATTATTAGAAGATGGAGTATAATAACTAATAAATTCTAAAGTATTATTATTAAAACCCATAGAAAACCTATCATTAGTCCCATCTTGAGAAAATTTAATAAAACAATTATCGTTTTCATCTGTATTATTTTGATCTGCCATCAATCTCAACACACAGTCGCCATTTCCTCCATTACCAGCACTTATTTCAAATAAATTCGTGGATAAAAAATAATCTCCACTTGATTGTGTTAAA